GCTCGACTAGCCTCAACCTTGACTGACCGTTTATCAGCATGTTTGGCGAGCATCGCATCATTTGCTTGACGCGCGCTACTAACCATTCCTGCCGTGTCCAAGTTTACCCTCGTTAGAATGGTAAATGCGTTCGCAAACGCGAGAAGACGCTCGTCCACCTCGAATTTGCATGCTTCTACAAGCACCGCTCTCAGAAACCGTTCAGTCATAGCCGCATCGCACCGAAGCCCGTCCTCGTCTAGAACAGGAAACCCCAAACTCTCATTCAGGGCCATCTTGCTCACCAAGGCATGGGCATCGAATGTGATGCTAGTCCAAAGAGCCTCCCAGAAGCTCTTGTAGCCAAGTTCACGGGCCGAGTAACCCTTCCAAGTCGCGTTCAAGAGCGGAGCGACGTTTTCATCGTACGCCTTGACGACCTCATTCGTCTGGGGTAGCTGCCATGAAGGTGTTAACTCCACAGCAGCTTTCCCAAACGCATGTGTCATCTGCGCATCGGTCTTACGACTTTCCACACTATTAACAACCGCTTCAATCCGACTCCTAGACGGCTCAGGCATATTATACAGCCGCGTTTGTATCGCTGCACTCATAACCACCTCAGCTTCATCATCAGAGTCGGGATTGCGCTGCGGAGCTCTAAAGCCACTAGGCCTAGAGCGCCTCAGTCCAATCGTCTCGTCCTGGTCGCTATCCGCATCTCGCTGACGTTGTTCCGCTTCGAACAGATCAACCGCCTCAGCCCAAGCGTGAGGATTCTTAAGAGCATTGATGCGCATTACGACTGCGGGCTCTGGGGTCAGTCTCCTGAATCCACCAAGGCCTCCGCTATCGCGTGCGCCATCAAACTCCTCCTCCTCTTGCAGGCCGGTATAGCGATTATCGGTTCCAACCACAAAGGTCCTTTCGTCCCTAGTGGCATCACGATTCGCACGCCAACTTTTCTTAGAAAAGTTACGGCCCTTCGACCGCACTTCCGTATACCCGTCCTCCTCATCGTAAAAGCGCGTCATCTTGGACATCCCAGCGCTCACGCGCTCCAACTCATCGTACTCCATTTCATTAGCAGCTCGAGAATCCACAGGGGACTCATCAAGGCTGGTAAAGAATGAGGGCAGTTGAACTCCCCAATTCCTCTCACCCGTAGGCGAGCGGCGAAGGTGAATACCAACTACTCTCTTATGAAGATCGAAAAGCGGAGTGCCTGACCAACCCGGAAGCGTTGAGCAACCGTGCGTGGTCATAAAAGCGAAGGAACTCAAGCGATGCATTCCCATTGACACACTCTGAACACCATTAAGGTATCCATATGCCAACACGGGGACTGGATTCGCTGTCGGCTTAGCGAGCTTTGCAACTCCCACGGCCAACACCGAAAACACCGCTGGCGGCACGCGAAGAAGAGCCCAGTCATAATCCGTCGAAACGGACGACAACCGCCAATCTTTACCCATCGGCAATGATTTACCATTTGCTGTTACTGTTACATCTGGTAAATCTCTAATTGCCTGCAGGACGTGAAAGGCGGTCAGGATACAATCCCGACCTCTCAATTGCACACGCGTGCCGAATCCATAAACCTCACCTCCAGACTGAAAAGCGATCAAACTTTTAGGGAATGCTCCAGCTTCAATCTTGGAATGAGGAATCAACGACTCGTTTAACGACACAGTAGGACCAACCGTCACATCGGGACTCCAGCGCATTAAATCCACCTCGATTCGCATGTTGTAAGCTTTCACAAACACATACGGACCTTTGATGTCATAACGCACCTCTCCGTTCACAATTGCAACGACCGGGTCTACGTTGACTTGTTCCCTTATCTGCTTGGCCAACCGGTTGCATTCCCTACGGAACGCACTCCATTGAACAACCCAGCGGACTGGGGAAAAAGCCAGAGTGAACCACCAGACAGAGGCGCGCATTGTCC